TCTTGTGCTTCAATTTCAGGATCATATTCTTCAAAAACCTTGTCTTTATCTGGGTGATAAATAGAAAGAATCTTTTGAAGTACTTGTTTTTCTTTTGGAACTAATAATGTTCCGTTTTGAAATACGATGTGCTCTAATCTAGCATCACCTTTAAATTCATCTACGAAAGGAGTTTTTTGATTAACTGTGTATTTCAACTCTCTTTCATGACCTTTTTCTTCGTCAAACCAGTAAATAGCTCTTGATTTGATAGTATATGTTAAAGGCTTTTTTTCTTTTTTAAGGACGTAAAGTCTATCTTTAAACGCCCACTCGTTTTGTTTTTTTGACATAATATAATAGAATAAAAAATTAATAAAGTAAAGTTAGAGAGAGGCCTTACGACCTCCCTCAAGCTTTACATTTTAGTTATTAGTTAAATAACACGAAGTTGTTAGCTCCTTGTACTACTAAACATCTTTCAGTTAGGTAGTGTACCTCCATAGCGTCTAGGTCGCTAGTTTGAGCACCACCAACAGATCCAGTAATCCAAGACTTCATACGACGATCATCAGCCTCAGAAGCACGGTAACGTACGTGTAAGAACGGACGCTTAATGTTTTTACCAAGAATTTGATCGTAAACCGAAGAAGTACCAGCAGGTACTAAAACACCTTCAACACCACCGATAAGTCCACGAGTAGAAGCATCGTTTAAGTATTTCCAGTCAGTTTTGTAGAAGTCGTAAGAACCACGACGGAAACCTGAGAAACCTAAGTTAAGTGCCATATCTTCAGAGTTGTTGAATACTCCATAAGAAGTACCACCAGCACCGTAAGAATTTTGAGCAGCTAACATGTCATCAATTGATAACGCGATATCACGGTTAACGAAAAGCATGTTCTCTTCAATAGCACCTTCTTTGTCTAGTTTCTTAAGAAGAGTATCAAAATCTTGTAGAGACTCAGTAGCAGTTCCACCTACGAAACCGTCAAACTGATGTCCTCGATCTTCGATAGCAGCGAAAAGACCTTCTGTACCATCTACATCAACAACACCAGAAGTACCTTTTTTCTCAGCTTCAACTAGAGCCATTTCTGAGTAATCTTCAAAACGCTGACGAGTATCACCTTCAGCTTTGATGTACCATAGGTAACCTGTTTGACCAGCTTCACCAGTTACTTCAATCCAACCAATTTGAGAAGCGTCAGATCCAGAAATTTCATAATGATCTTTAAGGATAATTGGCTTGTTAGTTAGAGAAATGAAATCAGGCTCAACAGCTCCAGTCATTCCGGGTTGACCTTTTTTAAACTCAGAACCATAAACGAATAGATCTACGTTTTCACCAGCAGCGCTAAGTCCATTTGAAGAGTAAGACTTAACAGTAATAGTTGTAGCGTCAGCATCAGTAACGATTCCTTTTTTGATACCAGCAGCAGTGCTAACAACTACAGTTTGGTTAACACGTACAGCGTGACCAGCACCTAAAGTAATTACGTTAGCGCTATTAGCGTCAGCAGCCATAGCCACACCTTCAAAAGAGATGTGAAGACGACCTTGCTCAGACCAAATAACTTGATCAGAAGTCATAGGCATTTCAGCGCCTACCATTTGTAAAAATCCAGAAAGCGAACGATCGCCATAACGCTCGATTTCAGCGTCATATAGCTCTGGTAAGTATTGTTGCGCCCAACCAGCAGTACCAGCAGCGGTAAAGTCGATATAGTTGGTAGCAAGGGTTTGTTTTACAGGAGCAGCATTTGATAAGATTAGGTTGCTTCCTGCAGAATAAGTTGCATTTGCCATTTTTTAATTTTTTTAGCTTTTGTTTTTAATTTTAACTCTTAATTTTGAGCTATCGTACCCTGAAACAGCTTTTACCCTTACGCCTCCAGCTTCTACATAACCTTCGTTAGATTTACGAGGGTCCATATTGATGTTTTTAGATTTAGCTTCTAGCTCTCTAACAGCATCGGCTTTGCCTTGTTCATAAAAGTGATTGGCTATTTTATCAGCGTTTTTGGCAGAATACAAAGCCTTGTGATATTCAGCAGCATCTTTTACTAATCCTTGTTCGTTTAAAAAACTAGTTAAAAATTCAGCAACGTCACTCTGTTGTTGTTTCACTTGTTGCGCATCTCCAACTTTAAACCTGTATCTATTGTCTCCAACTTTAAATTCAAAACCTTTGAAATCTTCATTAAAAACCTTACCTGTTTCTTGTTCGAAATACTCAGCTTGTTTTCTACTAAGAGCAGATAACTCTTCTTGCTCTTTTTTATATTTATTATAAAAGTCTACAGCTTCTTTTTGTTCTGGGGCTAACTTTGAGCTCAACTTGATCTCATCGTAATATTTACCTTTTAAATCGTTAAGAAAGCTTTTAGCTTTTGATAATTCTTCTTTGTAAGCGAGTTTTTTTCTACGGATGTCTCGCTCATCATCAACGTCTTCGTCAAAAGAAAAATTATCTTCAATTAAAAAGTTAATTTCATCGTTATCAAGATGCGACTTTGTTTGACGATAATATTCTTTTAATAAAGTAGCTTCATCAACATTAGAATAGTCAGTGTTTAATCTAACATAATCTTCTAAAGTACCTCCAGTTTCCTCCATAAAGTCAATTACTTTTTGGATATTTTCTGGAAGTTCAACTTTTGGTTGTTCTACTACTTCTTCTTCTTGTACGAGCTTTTCTTCATTGACTTCTTGGTCATTGGTTTCTTGCCCTTGCTTTTGCAACTCTTTGGCATCGTTGTCTTCTTTTATTAATTCAATTACTTGTTCTTCTTCTTGGGTAGGTTCTTCGGAACTCCGTACTTCTTCGCCCACTTCTTGGCTAGTTTCGGATTCGTTAGAAACAGGTACCTCATCTGTGCTTTGCTCTTGAACGGCATCTTGTTCTGGTTGGTTTCTTAAATCAATTTTGTAATTACCTGACGTGTCGTTTACTTCAACGCCAGAGTTTTCCAAAACTTTTTGTTCTTTTTCAGCAATAGAAGGTTCTTCGTCCTTCATTAGGTTTACTTTATATTCAGACATAATATAATATTATAAAAATTTAAAAAATTTATCTAGGCTCAAATTGCTCAAGGCCGAAACCACCTAGCGTGTCAAATCCAGCAGATTCAAAATCTTTAGGACCAGCGTTTCCTTTTCTCTGTTCTATAAGTTCAGATTGTTGAGTAGCTTGAATTTTTGTTCGCTTATCTTTGCGATCTTCTTTGTACTCTTCTTTCTTATTAATCACTTGCGTTTCAGCTTGTTTAAGTTTCATATTAAGATCAAACTCATGATACATAAGTTCTTTTTTAATCTGAGCTTCTCTTTCAAGTCTTTGTATTTGCAAGTTAGATTTTATTTGTTCTAATTGAGCTTTACCTTCAATAAGCGCTTGCTCCTTTTGCATTTCAGCAGCAGCAGACTCTTGAGCTGCTCTAGCATTAGATTCAGTTTGAGCTTGAATGTTTTGCATTTTAATAGCTATGTCTTCTGCTGCTTTGCGTTTTCTTCTAACTTTAAGTAATTGATTAGCTAGTTTAATATTCTTAACTTCTCTAATATCAATAGCATCTTCAAGATATATTTGATCTCTTTGTAAAGCTACTTGTATATTATTTTCAAGAAGTTGTTTTTCTTCGTCGTCAGGAGTTAATTCAAGGAAAACACCAAACTCATGTAAATGTAAGTTTTGTATTTCTTCTAATGTTCCTACATTGTATCTACCTATACCTCCGACAAAAGAAGCTTTAGTATTAGAAAATTTAAGTACATCAGCTATTCTAAGTGAAACATCTTCGGCGGTTCTTAAGCTTAAATACAAACCTGCTTGTACGATGTGTCTAGTAGCTGTATTAGAATTAGCAGCAGCAAGTTTTTGCAAACCAACTAATGCTTTTTCGTCTGGCATACTACCATCTCTAGCCTCATTTAATCCTGTTACATCTCTCATCATTTGTAGATAGTAATTGTAGGAATTAATTAGAGCGCCAATCTTATTGCCACCAGCTCCAGATTGTAATTCTTGTATTGGCATACGACTGTGATTAAACTCACCATCTTGCGTCATTGATCTACCAATAACAGATCCAGTTTGGAAGTACATGTTTAATGCTTCCTGTGGATTATAATTTGTTCCGTTACCTAAGTCAATCTCTGCAATACCGTCAGCATCAAGATAAACACCATCAGGTACCATTCTTGACATTACTTGTTGTAGCTTTAAATGAGTTAATTGAATCATATCAGCAAAACTTGTCATTCTGCTAACTAGTGATTCAATTTTACCTTTATACATTCTTGGCGCTACTATATTATAAGTCATATTTACTTTAGTAGTGTCAGAATAAGGTCTAGTCATGTTTTCAGCTAATCCCCACTCAAGCATTTTGTTAGTACCAATAACTTTAGCTCCAGTGTAAAGAACTTCTACAGATCTATGGACTCTTTCAAATCTAGATCTTGAATCTTTAGGAGGATTAAAAGTGTCGTCTTTATCAATTACCTTTTGTGCTCCTGTAGCTGTTTCTTTTAATTTGTATACTTGATTTTGAAAAGTCTTGTACTCAAAGTAAAGAACGTAAACGTGATTATTTTCTTCAGCATCAGAAGAAGCGTAAGATTTATTATATAACATGGCATTGCTACCAGTACCTTCTATGTCTTTTATATCTTCTTCTGTTAAATGAGGATATTGTTTTTTAAGATCAACAATACTAACTCTTCTAATTTCACCAGCATAGTATATATCATCAAAGTAAGGTGACTCAGTATATGAATAAACAATATCAGCTGGGTCTACGTAATCTATAACGATACCTTCGGCAGTATTGAATTTAGTTCTACTACAAGCAATACCAATAGTTACTAAGTCATAATCAAGTCTTTTCTTTGTTAAATGATACTTGTTGTGATCTAACACATTGTTGATAGCTTGTTCTTCTGCTATTTCAATAGACTGTTTATAGTCTAACTGCATGTGTAGTTCTAACTCTTCATCAGAATTAGGTATGTTTTCCTCTGGTATACTAAAAGTATTAACGCCTGTAGCTTGTTGGATATTCTTTTTAATATCATAAGCGTACATGTCTTTTAAAACGTCTTCTAAATACTTTGTCTTTTTTTGTACAGAAAACGGATCTTGTGAGTAAGCTTTTATATCAAAAGTTCTTTCGCCTATACCATTTACTACAATATCTACAAACTTAGGTATAATAGGAACAGGCTTCCAGTCTAAATTTAAATAAGATAAATCGCCATTAATAGACAACTCATCTTTATATTTTTGTATAGATTGTTCACCTCTAGCGTACAAGCGTAGTCTGTGATAATTATCTCTATTAGCGTAGTATCTCACGCTCCCTGAATCTCTTTTAAACCATTCAGACTCGATAGCCTTAGCGACTTCCGTACCGTATTGTAAACTAGCTTTCTCCTGATCGCTTACAGCTTGACTAGGGAATACGCCTCTAGGTAACGTTTTTGACATCTATTGTATTATTTTTGAAGTAGTTCCGTTATTATTATATTTTTTAAAACCAAAGTTTAAAGATCTTGTAGTTCTTTCTTGCTTTGGCGCGTATAAATTTCTATTACAAGCCATGATTGCTAAACCAGAGCTAATAGCAGCATCAAACAATGTTCTTTTATTTATATCAAATCTAGCCCAATCGTTTAATGTTTTAGTAAAGTACATATTACCATAGTTTCCATCTTCTTTCTGTCCTACGTATTTTTGTATATAACTTTCTATTGCAGCAGCGTGCGCTTGTTTAATGTCTTCGCCTGAATTTGGTATACCACCAATTTCTCTTTCTGTAACAGATAATTTATTGTAAGTTTTATCTGGTCTATTCATTGAGTAACCTCTATACCCTCTTCTTTTTAAATAGTACAATAATCGAGGTTTGTTGTTTTCAGCAAGCATTGGCATACCGTAAAAAACTAAAGCCATAAGAACATCCTCGAAAAATATCTCAGCTGTTTGAGGTCTAGCTATATATTCTAAAAAGAAAGCATTAGGTGGTGCGTCTTCCATACTAAACTTAGTAAGACCATGTAAAGCTCCTTTAGATCCTCTACCGTCTACCGTGCCTGATATATCGTAACTATCACACCCAAACGCTCCAATATGGTCGTTACCAGGATGTCTCATCCCACCTTTCATTTCGTATTTATTCTGCAAACTAGTAGGTGGAACCCAAGAGACGTTAAACCTACCGTTAGAGTCAGGTACAAAAATTACTTTAGAATCTTTTATACCGTTTTCCCATTGAAAACTACCTTGAGTGGTTAATCCTTGGTATTTTGCTTCTTCGTTAAAATCTATTTGATCGTATATTTTTGTTAAATTAAATATACTATTTTTTGTTTCATCTCTAAAAGCATGCTCTTCAGTTCTTGGAAACTGACGATAAAATTCATTTAAAGCATCTTGATCTTCTTTTAGACCAGCGGCTTCATTTTCCCAATGCTCTATTACGCCAATATCAATAGTCTCTCCCATCGGTCCTTCAACGGGCTGTTCTGGGGTATCGAATACAGGTAGTCCAAAAGCGTCAATGAATCCTTCGTAGTTCCACTCCATAGGAATGAACAAACTATATAATCCACTGCGAGTCTGTCCGTTGCGGTTTCTTTGGATAACGTCTGAGTCATTGTAAAGCTTTTTAAAGTTGTCTCCTCCTTTGTCCAGCGCATTGGATGTTGATCCCATCATACATTTACCAATGATTCGACTACCTAATCGAAGACATGTTTTTGTAACACGCCAGTTATTTAATATGTTATCAGGTCTTTCCCATTTACCACTTTCATCGTGTACTAGTAACGCTAGTTTTTCACCATCGTACGAGTTGTCTCCCGTGTTCTTCCAGTCGATCGTGGTGTCGAGACCTTCGAGTATTTCTTTCTCTTTGTTTTGTATAGACTTCTTTGTGAGTTTTGACGCTGGTACCCTGTACGCAAGTTCTGACTTCGGTCTGTCCATACCGTCTTGTATCGGTTTAAAGAAAAACGGGTAGTTGATCGATATGGGTACAACTTTGTCAGTAAACATCTTCTTAGCATCGGATCCAGACTTGGACAATATACCAAATCTTGCATCTGACGTGATTGTAGCAAGGTTAACGGTCTCTGAGCTTGACATAAACGAAAACCCAGAACGTCTGTTTTTAAGGTAGCACATGCCGTAGCATCTTGAATCTGCCTTACAAGCTTCCCAGAATATAAAGAATAATCTGTTTGCTTCACGAAAGTCTGGGTGGCCAACGTCAATCTTGGTCCACTGCAAGTACATATAGTGAGTGCCAGTAATATAAGTAGGCTTGTCCTTGTTAAAAAACCAAAAACCTTTTTCACGTCTCTCAAATTCTTCGTCTATATATTCCTCCCACTGTTCTTTAAATTCAGAGGAAGTGTCTCTCCACTCAAATATATTAGTTATCCTTTTTAATTCTTTAGGATAATCAAAAGGTATCCAGCGTTTTTCTCCGTTGCTATACACAACATCTT